GCGCCACTCGCGCATTCTCAGATGCGGGGTGCCGCCGAGCCGGGGATAGAAATTGAGACTCTCGTCCCAGAGCGCTCCGGGATTGGTGATTTGCGGCATTGTGCGGCGGAAGAACACGGCGGTGAAATTGGCAACCCGGCCGACGTGGCGCAGCGGTTCCAAAATCAATCCGGCGGTCTTTCCGCCCCCCGCCGCGCCGCCATAGATACAGATATCGGCAGGGCTCCGCAGAAACTCGGTCTGCGGTCCGGGCTGCGCGGCAATTGTCGCCGCGAATGGAATGCCATGTGTCACCTCCCGAGCCGCCCAGGGCGGATACTTCGCGAGAAAGTCGGTGACCAGTGGCCTGAGGAAAAGCAGTCACTCCAAAAGCACTCACTGGTGTCGGTTTGCACGGGTCGCTCTTATATTTGGTTCTGAAGTTAACGGTGTTACCGGCGCGGTTTTCTTTGCAAGTGCTTCTTCTGTGCGTCGCGCAGCGCCTGCGTCAGATCCGGGTCTCGGCTGTTGTCGGGCAGCAAGAAGACAACCGGCGGAAGCGCGTCGTTGTTGCCGTCCGGAGCCGAGTGGTCCGGCACCAGCCTCTCGCGCCAATGCGCCCTTGTTTTTAACCAGAAGATCTGCGCTGTGACATTGCCATCCTTGGCGGCGGCGAACAAATAGCCGGACACCGTTGCATTGGCATCGGCCACCCCGCGATCGAGGTCGTCGCGACACCGCTTGCGCAACGTCTTCGGCGTGCAGCCGATGATCCGGGCGATATCGTCCTGGGGCACGCCGATGCCGGCCAGGTACCGTACCCTCTCGCGCGTTGCCTCATCGACGACAAATGCTGGTCTAGCCATGGCCGGATCCCCCACGATCCCGCTCTTGGCTGCCGGCGCGTTCATCGAAAGATTGACCAGTGGCTTGATGGGTGGCGTCGCGTCCGGTGAAGCGCTGCCAGCGCTGTAGGACGACATCGACATAGCCCGGGTCGAGTTCGAGACCGTAACAGACGCGGCCGCTCATCTCGGCGGCGATCAGGCTCGCGCCCGAGCCGATAAACGGATCATAGATCGCCTGACCGGGCCGGCTGTTGTTGGCGATCGGCCGGCGCATACACTCGACCGGCTTTTGTGTGCCGTGCCCCGAACCCTCCTCCCGGTGCCCATTGCCTAACGGGTTGTTGTTGGCGATCTCCCACACCGTCGTCTGCTTGCGGCCGCCCTGCCAATGGCTGGTTTTGCCGTCGCGCACTGCAAAAAGCAGGCCTCGTGCTTCCAGTGGTAGTCGCCGCGGCTCAAAGTGAAATGCTGCCTGGCCCAGACGATCTGAGCGCGCAGCTGAAACCCGCAGGCCGCGAGATTGGCGGCAACGACCTCGCCGCGCAGAGCGCCGTACCAGATATAGGCGACGTCCCCGGGAAACAGCGCATACGCCTCACGCCAGTCGGCGCGATCGTCGTTGAGCACCTTGCCTCGCGCCAGCGTGCCGGCGCTGTTGTTCCGCTCCGCTCGCCAGCCCGGGTCGTAGCCGACGCCGTAAGGCGGATCGGTGACCATCAGGTGCGGCTGCGATCCTCCCAGAACCTCCGGCGTATCGGCCGCGCTGGTGCTATCGCCACAGCCAACCCGGTGGTCTCCCAATAGCCACACATCGCCCAGCCGAGTGACCGGCTGATCGGGGAGCTGCGGCACGCTGTCGGGATCGGTCCGACCATTCGATCCAAGACTACGCAGGACTTTTTCGAGCTGATCCGACTCAAAGCCGATCGGGTCGAGGTCAAATTCGGCGAACTTCAGGTCGCGTAGTTCTTTGCTGAGCTGCTCGGGGTCCAACTCCCTCGCGCCGCCAGTTGATTGTCGGCCAGGCGATAAGCGCGCTTCTCCTCTTCGGTCCAGCCGCGCGCCACGATAACCGGAATGGATGTGAGCCCCAGCTTTGCCGCCGCCCGAATCTTCGCGTGGCCTGCTATCAGCGCGCCGTCCTCGTCGGCCAGCACCGGCAACGTCCATCCCCATTTGCGGATCGATGCAGCGATCTTGTCGACGTCGGCCGCGCTGTGAAGCCGGGCATTGTTCGCGTAAGGGATCAAGCGCTCGATGGGCCAGCGCTCACCTGGTCCGCCGGCCACGGACGTGCGGCGCTCAGATCCGCAAGTCCCGATTGCGTCAATGGCATTCTAATCCTCCGCTAAGGGCAATGCCTGTCGGCATCGCCTGACGCGGAGGAATTGTGTGCATCGCGAACGGTGAAACAGGATCGAAGGTTTTACTGTTCGGAGGTTTCCCGATCCTCAACGCACCCTTGGACCGTGCTTGTCGCGCCGCCTCTTACAAGAGGGATCCAGTTCCGCCCATGCCTTCTTAAAGCCTTCTGGATAGGCGTTTGGCACCTCAGCCATGCACCGCCGCTGCGCTTCGAGTTTGGTAAGCGGCGCCTCAGCGCTCATGATCTCGCGCAAGTGGCGTAGGATCGCGGCGGATACCGCAGCAGTTTTGGTGTTTCGCGCCGGCCATGCGACGACCACATCTGCGCGCAAAAACTGGGGTGACCTCCAAACCAGGGTCCAGCCCGTTCGCGACCATACTCCCGCTGGCGCAACCGTGTGGGTCGGAATTAGCCGGAATCTCAAGTCGTTAGTCTCGGCCAGCGGTACTGGGAATTGCGCATCGCTGCTCCCATCACATCTGATCCCAGTCATCTGAACATGACCGCTCTGCACTTTGGCGAGCAATTCATTTAGAGCGAGCGAGTTCTCCCAATCCCCCCGCAGTGGAGACGGTCCCAGCTCAGCGCCGACATTTGATCCCGAAGCGCCTGGAGGGGAATAGATAACTCGCGGCACCCTTACCGCAAAAAGCGTCAGAGCCATTTTTTCTTCATCACTCCGATCCCGGAGGCCTGCTACGCGCTGTTCATCCCGTGTACAAATCCAGCACGCAGTTTCCATGAGATCCCAGTATGCTTTGCGATCCAGGTAGCTCGTCATTTGCCGCACTGTCTAAACGAGGTGACACAGAAAAACATACCGCAGGCAAAAGGCGTACCAGCCCTGAAGAGCCTTTGCCTGGACCTACGCATCATCTGAACCGCCCGACTATTCCTTGCCCAAGCGGAAGCGCAAAGGTTTGCTTCTTAAACGTAAATTTACCGGGCCCGATACGAACGCATTCGTGCTCTTGATGCGTGTGTAGCAAAAAAGCTCGAATGTCAATCATTGTGATTTTACACCCAGCGCCGGCAAGCTGCACCCGCACGGCCAGGACCAGCTGCAGGTCCCGTCCTACTCGGCCTGTAGATGGCCAGAGGCACCGCGTTCTGATGGATCAGCCTCAAATCCCAGCACGGTTGCTTTCGTTCGAGGCGGCCACCCCCGGATAGCGCCAATAGGGACCTCGCGTGGGCACGGGCTGCACCAGATAACGCAAGGATCCAGGGGAACTGGCTAGCAGGGTCAGATTCAATGCTGTGGTCGACATCGGCAGTGGCCGTCTCGGTGCCGGTGGCCGCAAATTGACACGATGTTACGCTAACCTGATCCGGGCATCATGACCAGCTGCTGAGGCAAGACGACGGTCGCGCGTGAGCAGCGGGGCGTCGAGCGCTTCCGCCAGTGCGACGTAGACGGCGTCATATGCCGTTAAATTGTTCCGTAATTCCCAAATACGCGGCAAAAGCAAGTCATGGGGATATCGGTGCAAAGGAAAGTCCGCGAGATCGGCCACAGCCGCTCGGCCACGGTCACTGTCGATCTCACCGTTTGCGGCATATCGTCGGATCACCTGAGCGACCTCGACATCGAGCAAATGAGGCGCGTGGAGCGTCTGGCCAGGGTCGAACAGCCATTTTTCCACCCCTCCTGCCGCTGGTGACCGCAGCAGCACTTCCAGTAGGGCCGACGCATCAATCACGATCATTGAGGTCGCGTTCGGCGCGAACGGCCTGCGCTGGTTCCGTGGACAGTCGCGTTTCCGGGCGGCGCTCCAAACGCTCCCTCAATTCATCGAGTGTCGGC